AACCAATAGAAAAGTCATTCCTTCTTCTCATCTCTGAGTTAAGGGTCTGGAAGATAGGTTTGCTCATGGTGGTATCTTCTACTGTAAAAAGGTTTGGTTTATAACTTTTAGCATACTGAAACATATAATCTACAATACCGATCTTCTCTTCTCCTGGTATGCCTAATACTGGGATGGATTGTTTTCTAACATAATCAAGAACGTAGATACTATTATCTGGAGTTACCGCTACAGCTATAAGAACGGAGAAGTCGGAATCCCTTCTTGCTGAGTCAGTGGCAGGATCAACGCCTGCGAATACACTGCACGGTTGGAATCCTTGATTATTTGCGTCAATGAAGGAAAGCCCTGTCTCTTCATCAACATAGAATTTACCATCCCAGTATTTAATGTGATCTCTTGTAAATATTGCATCCTCAGCACTCTGAACTTCCATCATATATTCCTGGTAGAATTTCTGAGGAGTACCAGAATCCTGATAAAATTTCTTTTTCCTTTCCATCTCTTTTAAGCCAAACCAGTCTGACCACAAAGGAGTACCGTCATCCTGTAGTGCTTTATAGGTAATAACATGCCAGCTAAACTTTTCAGCCCTCTTTAGAGATTGCTGATAGCCTACCAGTATTTTCTGGATAAAGGAGTCATAATGCACTGGAGTTCCATTAATCCTCAATCTTCCCGTTTTCGGCTCCAAAGCAGGAAAGACAACCGCTGTAACAAGGTTTGATATTTTCGAGCGACTCTCAGGAGTAATAGTATTATTCTCATCTTCAAAATCATCCAATACAATAAGATCGTACCTTTTATGGAGTTTTGCTCCACCTCTTATCCCTGAGAGATTGGATTTAGATATAAGTTTACAGCCATTATTGAGTTCAATATCATCTTCAGTCCATTTTTTACCCTTCAAATCACCAAAATAATATCTCACTTTATCATTATATTCAATATGATACTTGACATAATCAAGGTTAGGCACAGATATCTTTGAACTTGCAGCCACCCATCCATAGAAGAGTGGTTCAGTAGTAAAGAGGAAATCATGCATAATACTGCATTTAGTCAGTACAGTCTTTCCATGACCACGTGGCAGAATGACTGCTAACTGCCTTATGCTTTGGTCATTGACTGCATCTGCTACTTCGTAATGAAAGAATGGAGTTTCACTACGCATAAAATCATCAGGAAGGAATAATTTACCAAAGGCAACCAAGTCTTTATGTGCAAGTCTTAGCTCTTCTTCAGCCTTGGATACATTTTGAGAATTTATATTCATTCGTTAGCAATATCCCATTTTGTCTTATAATGACCTATTTTATTAAGACTTGGAAAATCATCAGTATCATATCGTATATCAGTACCACCTCTGTGTAAATCCACCCGAGCATTCCATAAATCATTTAAGGTTTTTCCAATATCAAGTTCTGGCTCTGGTCCAGTAGGTAAATATTTCATTCTACTAGCCTTTGTTGGATTTGGTATTGCTTCTAATTTTGTATTTTCCCTATAACGTGGAGATAATAATCTATATGCATCTACAGGTCTATATTCTAAATCTGCTCTTTCAAATTCCTCCTTTAAATGCTCAACCTGGTCTCTCATTGCATGTTGCTCTTCTTTTCTTTGATGCCATTCAGGAGCATCCAAATCTTTTTGCACAGCTTGGGGATCTTTTTGCATTCTTCTTTGATGTCCACGCTCATGCTGATATACGCTTTCCCATTTCATTTGACCAATTCTATCTTTCGGTCTTTGTTTAATGAATAGCTGGTTACTACCTGGATAGACCATACCACCTGCATTTACTGGACTATCTTTACTACCTGGATGTACTATATTCATATCTTTCATAACAACATCATCTGGTGATCCGTCATTTCTTTTAATATGTCTAACATAACCCATATCTTTCAATTTTTTAAGATTAATATCAAGACCTCGTTGAAAAGCTTTTTTTAACTCTTCACTTTTATCTTTATATGTATCCCAATTGTCAAGTACATATTTATGTTTCTCATATGAACGAAGTGTTCTATGAAAACGATCAGACTCTTTTTTACGTTCTCTGAATTGATGTGCAGATATAGCTTTTTTACCGCCTATTGATTCCTGAACTTTATTTATCATCTCTGTGAAATCAAATTTAGGCTGATCTGCAGTTGCAGTCATCAAATCGAACACTTTATTATCGGAATTTGCCATTTAACGTACCTTATTATACAAAAAATGGACTTTACAAGTCAAAAAGTATAACTTAAGTGCTATAACCAGGCATTTTTGTTATTTCACCAGCAATAATGTCTTTTTCTGAGTTATTAGGGTTCTCATAATAGGTACTATAGAAAGTTTGTACACCTCTTTTTGTATCCTGGTCTAAGAGACCAGTTATTTTTATATTCATTTCTGGATAATAGGCAAGCAGCTTCTGCATTTTTGTGATATTCTCTTTAGACATATCATTTTCAGCACTCTGGATTGCACTATGGACGCTTTTTAAGTATGCTTCGGTATCTGGCATGTCATTCTCCTTTCTTTAAATTTACTTATTATTTACTAATATTGCATTCTGTTTAAGTATATCCAATTTCATCAGGTATGCTTTTTTTGGATAATAATCACCTCTGCCAATGAATTTTACTGTTGAAAGGTTGTGTTTATTTATTGATTGTTTGATTCTTTTGGGGGTAGTAACAATCATTTCTTCCTTAGTATAAAAAACCCACCTGTAAGCTTTAGTAGTTGAAAGGGCTGAAGGTTTTTCATTAAAGGAAACCTCTATAACGATATTCCCAGTTTCTTTAGACATGGGATCATATTTGACTTCTACACCCTGCCCTATAGATGGTATGTAGATATCCCATTCTTTGCAGTACCCATCTACAATATAAGCATCAGGATATATCTTTTTTATGTATTCTAATGCCTCTTCTTCTGCTCTTTGTCCTCTTACCAGGTCTTGCTCAAAGCTCATCCTAGTTCTTTAGGTCTTTGGACATCTTCTAACTGTTGGTCACTGAATCCGCTAAACTGCACACCTGTAAGTTGTGTAACCTTGGTAGATGTTTTATCTTCAAGATCCAGGATATCAGATAGTTTAAATAAAGCTTTAAGCTTAGTGTCATCTTTCTCAGAACAGTCCGCAACCTGCTTTATCCCCTCAAGGACACTCTCCTGGTTAATACCAAGCTTTTCAAGTACAGGTTCTAACTCTTTCTTCATAGCTTTCCTTATTCTGGTGCATTTTATTAATTCAGTACTCCTGAAGTTAGCATAATGAGGGTCATTAGTAGGAAATGCTTTTATATATGCCTCTACAGGGGTTATACCTGAAACTAAATAGTCAACAAAGAGAGTCTCATATTTGTTCATATTCTCTCTGGTATCTGTCTTGGACTTTACTCCGCTTATAGTATATATATTCTCTCTTCTTGAGGTATCCATAAATGAACTTGATACATAAGTGCCAGTGCAAGTCCTGAAATAAGATACTTTACGTATTTTGCCTTTTCTCCTGGACATACTGCCTCTTTTAAGGATCTGTATATAGCAGCCATCATCGGCAAGTACCCATTCTCCTTCAGCTGCATTCTTCCAGTCAGTTACAGGAGTAATGTCATTGGGAAGCTCTTCTGCCTCATCATAGACAGTGTGTGATACTCTATTTACAGTGTAATGTCTCATAACAAGCGTAAGCGGTTTGGTAGTGCATAGCTCTCCCCTGAGAAGGATTTACCAACTTTCTTGGATTTCATGCCTTACATTTCATCAAAGCCAGTACCATTTATAGCATGGCTAAGGTCTGCCCATACTCTGAGTTATAGTAAGGATAGTTTCGACAATATTGGAGAAAACTCAAGGGAAGTATATGCCTGTTGATTCAGGTATCCCTCTACAATCCAACTTCTAACCCCTAAGGCAGTACTAATGCTAGGGTACCTTCTGGGTGATTCTTTTGCTCTAGTGTGCATAAGATTGTCATTGGAAATATAAAAACAACATAACAACTAAGACAAGCTTTATATATTCCTTGTCAAGGGGGAAATAGTGTACTTCTGGTTCCACCGACGAGAAAAGTACACACTTTACCATACTTTTACCCTAAACAGGTTTCAAAAATTGTAGCATTTTAGTGTGTGGTCTTATATACAAGTGGGACCCCTTACAAAGGGGTTTTCACTATCGTGATTACGTTATTTTTGATTTGGTTATTTCAGTTAAATATGAGGATACATATATGATAGTTACTCAAAGAGGTAATGGTCAAGTCTTTATTGATGCTAAACCTGTACAACAAGCAAGGTTTGCTGATAGAGGTCTGAGAAATGCTGTCATGCGTGAAGCAGAACATGGACTTAGGTTCCTGCCACACGATGACAAAGTTAATCTTGGTATACTCTTCTCATCAATACCTCCATTGGATATGGAACAAGACAATGCCCAGGTGCTGGCTGATATACAAGCTACTAACGATGATCTGGCTGCCCAGAACACTCGTAATGCCCAGGCTATTGCTAATCTTACAGCTCAAAATGATGCGCTACGTGCGCAGGCTGCTGGAGGTAATCCATAATGACTGGCTAATACAACAAAATACATGGGGAATCCGCTGAGATGTGGGGGGCTTTTAGTCCCTCAC